TTGACTTGTACATGATCAACAGGTGGTGTTCCATGGTGGACAAGGACAGTGCCAGAATTATAAACGAGACCACCAACAAGTTTGGACCAGGGTTGGGATGCAAACAAGATCAATACAATTTTCTCAAAGATGTGCTGCCCAAATACAAATTTCGCAAAATAGAGTACATCAAGAGAAAAGCTGTTGATTAGTTAACCCAGTGCCATAAATTACTTTATGGCAAAAATTGATGTAGATAAATTACTACCCACTCGCAGTCTCATTGACCTGTCAGGGTTTCCTTCCAACTCTCTGGACAGCGCCATCATAGGCTATGACTTGGTTGATGTGTTGGATGATGTGATTTTGGCAGAATTTGTGGATGTGTCATCATCAGGCAATGAAATCATGCGCAATGGCTTGGTGGTGCCCATCAATTCACTCACCAGTGCCTGGAGAATAGGCAAAGTGGTGTTGTGTGGCAAGGGTTGTGCACTGGTGCAGAAAGGTGACTACGTTTGCTTTCCCAACAACATGGGCATCAACATTTCCAAAATAGATGTGGTGGGACATGGTGTTGTTGAATCAGGCCAATTTTTAAACGAACACCGAATTTTTGGTGTGGTCAAACCAAGACAGCAACATGTTAATAACACAACCAAGCCTAAACGCAGTACTAAAAAGTAACGTTTGTGAATTGAGGTTTTTGAGAAGGGTGATCAAGCCTGGCCGACCTCCATTCAGACGCATGGTGGCCACCAATGCAAATAATCTGCTTCTGGGCATTGATGGCAGATTGACACTCAATTATGCACCTGCCAACAGTGGCCCCAAATACAACCATTCACAAAAAAATGTGGTGGTGGCCTGGGACGTGCTCATGCAAGATTTCAGAACCATCAATTGTCAAAGCTGCAATTTGATAAAAACTGTGCCAGCCAACGAAGAATTTTGGAAGTTTTTCAAAGAAGAACTTCTGCCCATGACACCTGCTCAAAAAATAATGTTCATGGACAGCTAATATGATTGACGAACTTTTCAACTCTCTTTTTCAAAAAGAAATTTCCATAAACTTGGGCAACAAAGTTTTGAGAGAAGGCAGACTGCTTTTGTTTTGCATCAAAGACTTTTATTTGCATTTCACTTTGGTGTACGATGGAGCCAACAAGATATTTGAGCTGCCTTACCCTTTCAAAGCATACAATGAAGAACAAGGCAAAGTGTTGGTTTTAGATTACAGACTCAAGTCTTTCACAAAAGGATTGCCAGACATTAGTGACAATGCCAAACCATTGCACAGCAATCAAAAGCACATGAAGATTTTTGATAACATCATTAAAATAATTGAAAGATACTAGATAGCTAGTATAATTGAATAGTGCCCAAAAAACTACTGCAGTTCTTTCCCAAGGACTATGAACCTTCAACTGGTCAAGTTGACATCATCAAAAAAATTGATCAAAGCTTTGGTCAGAACAACAAATTTGTCATAGTTTCAGCAGCAACAGGCACAGGCAAGAGCTTCATTTCCACCACACTTGCCAACAGCAGCAACGAGCCAACCGACAAATTCAAAGAGCTCATAAATTCTTATCAAGCCTTTAAACAAGACTTCACTGGCAACTTCGTTAATCAGATAGATTGCGAAAAAGAGCCACCTTTTGGCAGCTTCACGCTCACCATAACAAAAAGTCTGCAAGACCAATACAAAAATCTGTTCAATGAGAGTGTTCTGCTCAAAGGCAAATCAAACTATGTGTGTGCAGTGGACAATGTTTCCATGGTTGACACAGCACCATGCATGGTGGCACCTCGACTCAAAGAAGATTGCTGCAAAACCAACAAGTGTCCATACTACAGCAGTCGAAATGTTGCATTAACATCAAAACACACAGTGTTGAATTACAAAATGTTTTTGCACCTTCCTGGCCATGTCAAGAGAAGAAACTACATCATTTGTGATGAAGCTTCAGAGCTGGAAAATGAAATGGTCAAAATGTTTTCTTTGTTCTTGGACATCAAAAAGATTTGCAGACTGGGCATAAGCATCAAAATGCCTAGATCATTGAACAATGCAGACACACTGCATTGGCTGACTGGTTTGTCGCTCAACATTGGTGACACCATAGAGAGCTTAATCAAAAAGCACAACAAAGAATCCAACATGGTCTTGGGCGACAAAATAAAAATATCTGCTCTCAAAAACTATTTCATGCAGATCAATTCATGCATCAGTGAATGGTCAACATGTGAATGGGTCATAGATGCTCCAGACAAAGACTTGATCACAGTGACACCTCTCAGAGTCAATGCACTAATGCATCACATTTTTGATTACGCAGACAAAGTGGTGTTGATGTCTGCCACCATAATAGACCACAAAAAATTTGCAGCTTCACTTGGCATAACACAATATGATTATGTGGAGGCTCCAGGCAACTTCAACCCCAAACAAAGCCCCATTTACATTTCCAAAGAAAATTCCATCAATTATGCAAACAAAGACAAAGTGCTGCCCAAAATTGCGCAGCAAATAAATGAGCTGTGCAACTTGTACAAAGATGAGAAAGGCATCATTCACACTCAAAGCTTTGAAATCACAAACATTGTCAAAAAATATCTCAAAGGCACAAGATTTCTTTTCAGAGATGACATGAGATCCAATGATGACATTCTGGACAAACATTACAATTCTCCTGACCCCACAGTGTTGGTCAGCCCTTCACTCACTCATGGCGTTGATCTCAAAGATGATTTGGCCAGATTCTGCATCATAGTCAAACTGCCTTTTTTGCCCTTGAGCAACAAGAGAATCAAAAAACTCTTTGAGCTGGACAAAGATTGGTATCAAAATCAAATGCTCAACATATTGGTGCAAATGTGTGGCCGGGCAACAAGAAGCAAGACTGATCACAGCAACACCTACATCTTGGATGGCAATGCATACAGAATACTGCCCATGGTGAAAGATAAATTACCTTCTCATTTCATAGATCGTGTGGTGTGATAAATATTTAAAATGAGAAAGCAAAGCTTTTCTTTTGAAATACAAGATTTAATCACCCAGTTTTTGGCCGCATTCAACAATGTGGTCATAGACAGGTATGAAGGTAAGAACAGAGTGCAAGGTCAAAAAATACAAGTGCGCTATGTGTATGCACCCAAACAGCGTGTGTTGTATGATCTAATCAACCCAGGTCAAAACTTGGTGTTGCCTGTGGTTGCCATAACTTTGGGATCCATAACAAGAGATGAAAGCAGAGTTTTTAGCAAAAATTCTGGTTTTCTCACACCTTCAACTCTCACAGACAAGTCAGCAAGAGAAAACACACCATATTTCAAGACACCAGTGCCCGTGAACTTGGCCATCAACATGTCCATTCTTTCCAAAAATCAATTGGACATGGATCAAATATTGGGCAATTTTATACCGTACAACAACCCATACATCATCATATCTTGGCAGCTGCCAGAAAAATTTACGCCATACACACAAGAAATCAGAACAGAAGTTTTGTGGAGTGGGGATGTGTCTTTGACTTACCCAGTTGAAGCCAACAACACACAAAAGGCTCAAATAATAGCAGACACTTCATTCACCATCAAAGGTTGGTTGTTCCCATACCAAGAAAACCCCATAAAAAACATATACAAAATAGACACAAGTTTTTTTGCAGTCAGAAAAAATATGGAATTGATCAATTCAAATTATTTCACGTTATCGTCACTTGGCATCAACGTGAATGCAGATCAACTCATAGAATACAGCAACTCTTTCACTGTTTCAGGTGCACCCATAATAACCAACATTTCATAGTTGATAAACAAAACAACACATTAAATAATTTCTTATGGAAGAAACTAAAAATACTCTATCAGACGAACAATTGGCCAGTGCCAAACAAGAAATTGAAGCGCTGTTGTTGAAGCACAACATTGTTTTAATTCCCATAGTCATTCACCATGGTGATCGCACCATCAGCAGAATTGACATTGCCCCAGCTGGTAAAAATAAAGACGAACCTCAAAGCTGATTTTAAAACAG